GTGACAAAACGTACGGAGACTTAAATACCCCGTACGACTTTCCGGCACTCCTTGACGCTTTTAACGGCGTCGTGGTCGGCTGCGGACCAAGGATACGCGTCTATCCACCAACGCGATACCCTACGGTTTACAGGCCTACCGGAGTGACGAACGGTGTACGGCTCACGGGATGTAGCACCCCGCATTGCCGCATACATAAGAGCTTTAGCATGCTCTACACAATTAAGGTGATCCATAATGTCACGCCTAGCACGAGTGAGAATTTCGCGCCAAGCCCAACGACGGTTCGCCTTCCTCCAAGATACAAATTTGGAGGTCATCGCGACATCTAACGGGACACTAAAACACGTGTCACCTGGCTCCCGCCCCGGCCTATAAAAAGGCAATGGGGATAAGGTTCGCAGGTAAACGGAAGCTTCAGTTAAGAAGCTCTCGCACCGTTGAGAGCGGAGGATGGAATTGTGAAGCGCAAACACCTGGCGAATATCTACCAGGCGCTTGTCGCAATGTACAGGACGAACGTCCTGCCCGTTGTACCAATCACTTCCACATGACTCACGGAAGGGGCCGGTCACGAATGTTTTATCCCTATTGGTTTTGAAGCCAATATCCCGTAGCAACTCTATGGTCGCAAGGGCCAGGTGTTGTTTAACCACAATGTCATCTCCGTAAACGGAGAAGTCATAATGACTAGCAACAGGAGACTCACTATCGAAGAAACGGCTTACCGCGTGACAAACGCTAGCGAAAATCAGCGTCTGTAGTGGGAAGCAAAAACCATTACCCATACTGCAGAACTTCTCATACCTTCGGGTAGAGTTGTCCAGCTTGTACCAAGGGGCTCGAATGTTTGATAAAAACTCGAACCACTCGGCGGGCAATAGGTCCCTCACTAACTCCGTCGATAAACTGTCGGAGGCAGCAGAGAGATCTATAGTACAGAAAGGGTCGAAATCAGACATGGAACCGCTCCTTGCCAGGAGCTGATTCACACGCTGATCACGCAGATTTATA